TACTGATACCCTTTCGGATTTTCTTCATGGGCATCTCTTGCAGTATTGAACTTCGAGTTACATCCTTTGTAATCTCGATTAGCTTCTTTGCTGTCTGCACATAGAAGTCATTCTGAATATCGACTGGAACAAGACCAACAAGCTCAGCTGTTTGTACATCCTTAGAGATCGCCCCTAGGTGTTGCCATCCATTGTTGCTACCATCAATTGGTACAGGCATACGAGAGTAATAATTACCATTGGCTTCCTTATATTTAAGTAGTTCTATACAAGCTGCCAGATATGCCACTGGTTTCTCACAGCTGTGTAGTGTTTTTGTTAATGCTGTTTTGTAAACTTCAAGTATGTTGTTGTCTACCCACAGCTCCCTGTCCCTCAAGGTCATCTTGTCCACAGAGATATCATCCAATCCTTCAGCATCTAGGTGTGATCTGTAATCCGATGTACACCACGCTGGTATATTGTCCTTAGAATAGCTCTCGTTGTACGAGGAGGCACAATGTATCTTAAGCCAGCGTAACCCACTGGGGGTAACTAAAGCCTCCTCAGAGAAGCACAGAAGCCCCCTTGCTAGGTCCGATCCTTGGAAGTTCATGTAGCTCTCAACATAGTAAACACGACCACGGTAATCTACATCCAGTGCGTAGTAGAAGCTGTCCTCTTTGGATAAGACCTTGGCCTTTGTTACAGTGTAAGCGTAGTCAATCTTCTTTGACAGGTTCTCACTAGACTTGTCGTGCTCTTTGTAGAACATATACGGGTTGCTCTCGACAGCTGCTAGTACATCCTTGTTGATAGTCCAACCCACTTGTTGTAGTTTGTTAACGGCCTTGATTGCTTTAGTCTTTAACAGATCCTTGAAGGGTCCATCGAGGACTTCATCCCAGCGCTTCACGATAGGTACAGTGTACTTGAGACTATCAATGTTGAACTGGATTATTTGTTCAGCCCTATTAATATCTTTAGGCTTTTGATTCCACACACCATGCAGTGCCATCTTGACGACAGGCTCTGGGAGTTCTGATGGGAATGTACCCAAGAGTATAATCTCCACGGGCCGTGTTGATCTGAACTCAGGTTTAACAATATCAATAAAACCTAGCCGGTAGAATGCTTCGATGAAGAGGTCACCAAGGCGCACCTCATCTTTCCAATCATTTCTTTTAGATTTGGTTAGAGTGGAGAGGATGCTCTTGCCAATAGCGATACTTGTTACTGTTAGTTTACAATGTATATTACCGCTTACATTCTTAGCTTGCCGACTGATAACAAGGTGTGCTATTTGCCCATACTCTTGGAGCCTATCCATAGATTCGGGATACTTCTTGAGGAGGGTTACCCCGAAGGAATCCCGAGTGGGATTCCCTGTTAGTTTTAATCTTAGGTATAGCTCTACGTTTTCTAACCAGTTCATTAGATTACCTATCTGTTATATAATTTCAAACCCCTCTGCTTCTGCGGAGAGTCTTGTTGTGTTCGTGTCATATACTGCACAACCAGCATTACCAGTCTTACCTGTGAATCTTGACTTGAGAACACGAAGTTTAATCCTGTTCCTGACGTAGTCTTCCTCGGCTACAAGGTTCCTCGCAAACGCAATAATGTCAAAGCTAATCTGCTTGATACTACCAGAACCTTTGATGTCATCGATTGATGGCAGTACACCTTCCTCAAAGGATACCCCTTGAGACTTACGAAGGTGACTGATCAGGCCCAACCAAACGTTGTGTTGTTTAACAAGCTTGAGTAGATCAGACATTAACTTATCCACGGCTTCGTTACCAGAGAGTCCATTGGAACCTTCAGATACAGCAATCGTGATGTGGTCTAGTACAAGATACTTACAACCCATCAGTGCCATGTACTCGATCTTATCCACAAGGGATTCATCTGACACAGAGCCTTGGTGATCTAAGAGTACAAGACGCTGATCCTTAAACACATTGTCGAAACCAACACGAAGTTCTTCCTCAGTCAGTGGAGGGTGCCCTGTAAGTGGCCGTCTCATGGACATGCTGATGAACTTCTCGGCGGTGTCCCCGATAGATTCCTCTAAGGAGATAAGGCCGATCTTCTCATCAGTGTTCTCTAGGAGATCCAATACAATCTCTTTGATTACTGTACTCTTACCGCTACCGGTGCCGCTTGTGAACAGTGTGATCTCCCCTTGACGGATACCACCAAGCTTCTCATTGAGACCGCCAAGGCAGTCTGGGTAGGGTATACTGGTTACGTTCTTACGCTCTAAGAACTTATCCCAGATCTGCTCACCAGATAAGATACCAGCAGGGGACCACGTCTGTGCATCCCAAATAGCTTGGAGTAAGCTGAAAGATCCGTGCTCTCTGAGTTGATCACAGGGATCTTTCTCTTGGAGCTTAGCGACACGTACTCTACCAACACCAATCATTTTTGCAGCTACAGCCACAGCTTCCTTACCGGGATCATCCATATCAAACATCAAGATAATGTCACTGAACTGTCGAATCCAAGATCGATTTGCGAGGATTGACTGGACAGACTTGGCACCGTTCGGTAGGGAGACGACAGCGAAGAACCGCTTGTACTTGTCGAAGTGTGCTTGAGCTACTGCCATTGCATCCAGCTCTCCCTCGGTAATCACAAGGGTCTTACCTTGCACTGCGCTGGACTGGCCGAAGAGTTCCAGATCCTTGAAGTCACCCAAGGTGCTGAAGGACTTAGGCAGCTTACGTATCTTGTAGGCTACAGTCTTGTTAGCTTTTGTATATGGGTAGTAGTGTGAGTCAGGGCGTCCATCAATATCCACAGACATCTTGACACCGAAATGTTCTACGACTTCCTTTGAGATCCCCCGTGATGTCAGGGGGTAAGTTGGGAATGATTCAATTTCAAACATATTTACTGGGGCTTGACTAGTCATCTCTTGGATGTCCTCGATGTGAGTTTGTTCTACTGTTCTGAAGTTTGTACCGCAACTAAAGCAGTACCCAGAGCCATCAGCCCTGATAGATTTAGCATCTGATGATCCACACTTATCGCATGGGATGTGCTTCTTGATTAACGGAGATTCTGTAAAGTCTCTTTTCATTGTTGCCTCTGATTAGTTCCAACGCTTTTCGTATAGCTCTTCCCTAGATATTCTTTTCTTTCGTTTCTTATCACTCTTCTCTTTCCGCACAGCTTTCTTATCTGACTTTACATACTCTACTGTTTCAGTCTCTGTAGTCTTTTTCATTATCCTTTCCTTAAAAAACGACACGCTTGCGTGGCGTACTTAGTCTTTAACAAATACACCGTTTACCATTTTACCAGTACGCTTAGAGATCACATCATACGCAGAGCCTAAGCAGGTTTTGAGATCAACACCCCAGATGTTTGCTTGCATAATTAATGTCACTACAATATCACCAATAGCATCTACCACTTCATCGTGGTCGGTGTTCTCGATAGCAGTACATAACTCGGAGACTTCTTCTAGTGTCTTACTGAACTGCTTACTCGCTTGACCATTGGGGAGGATACCTTTCTCGTGTGCCCAGAATATTACTTTGTTCTCCAGTTCATCAAGTGTGTAGCTAACTACTGTTGTCATAATCATTTCCTTAAATGTTGTAACCCCACAGGGATTCCTATGGGGTTACTTTGGTTTATTTATTCTTCAACATCTAGAATCTTAGAGATGACCTCCAAGATTTCTTCTTTGGTTAAGTTGTATTTAGCGCAGGCTTGTCTCAAAGATAACACACCCAACACCACATCATCGGCTGCATGTTGTTTAGACAATCTCACATGCTCCACCCACACAGGCTAGTTCCTGAGAACCCGTGGTGTTATCCTCTACTTCGAAGTTACCTAGGTCAGCCCAGTCAATGTTCTTAGGCATAGCCTCAAGCAACTCAGCGTACTTCTCAGGGGTGATGTCCTCATAGGGTGCCTGTTGGTATACGTGGTCACTTACGGGCAGCAGGGAGATCCCTGAGCACATATCGAAGTTGTCCCAGATCCATTGACATACCTGTAAGAACTCATCATCTGTATAGTAGACAGTGATGCTTGGCTTGTGTTCACAATAGAAGTTCTGATAGGCTTTCCATTGCTCAAGCTGAGCCATTGCACCTACCTCTTTGACAGTCACACTAGCTTCTGGTGCCTTGACAGGGAAGCTAAACACCAGTGAGGATTCACTAAAGGTGTCCTGCTCTACTGGAAATCCGTTCTCTTGCATGAAGACTGCCAGTGGGTCTTTCTTGTCTGAACGTACACGACGAATGTAATGCTTAGAAAAGCGAGGGTGAATGCCGCTAGCAGAATCGACAAGCTGAGATACAGTACCACTTGGCTTAACAGCTGTAATAGCAGCAGCCTGAGCAATGCCAAGTTTCTTAGCCCACTTCTCATTAGCTTTGATAGCAGTGTCCCGCATTGCCTCAAGCCACTCTTGTAGTTCACCATTCACACCACCCCTTGCATTCAGAACTGAGTGATCCATGATACCTGTAAGGCTGACACCAAGTAATGCTTCTTCTTCTGTATTAGTTTTCCAAGACTTACGTAGGTAACGGAAGTCAGTGAGGGTTGCTTGCAAGGTACCGATGATAGCTGCCATCTCGATCTTTTCTTTAAGATCTTCAAGGGTATCTTCTGCACGCACTACTACCTCTGAGAGGTTACAGAACTGGTTGCTTCGAAGGATGATCTCGGAACATGGATTAGTTCCAAACTCGTAAGTGGCATCTCTTCGTCCGTTACGGGCAGCAATCTTCTGGGCTGCAATACGACTGAAGATACCACGCTCACCAGCTTTAGATTCGTACATGCTCTGCATCTCACTGAGGAACGCCTCGAAGTCTGGCTTCTCAGTGTACGCCACAGAGTTGTTAGCGAGCCTACGTTGACCTTCGTCCAGCCACCACTGTCCTGACTTAGCCTTCGCCATGCGTTGGTCTGATAGGTTAGAGAGACTGATCAATGCTGAGCGTCTGACACCACCTACAACAACGATGTCAGCGATCTTACAACAAATATCATGGCACTCGATGCTAGATAACTTACGACCCCTAGCTTTCTGAAAGAGTTGCACACAGAAATTGAAGAGATCTACTAGTGGCTCAGGACCAGATGCACGACCTCCGAATGTCTTAAGGCGCTCACCAGCTTTACGTACTTTACTTACATCCCACTTGGGGACCTTACCTGCATACAGCATAGCGATTAACTCACGGAATGCTGAGGCCCAACCGATCTTGCTA